CGGTTGAAACATGATTATTATTTGGGAAAAAATTGACTTTCTCGGTATTCTCGCTTTTTCTATAGTATTATTTAAACTAGGAAAATTGAAAAAACAGAGGAGGAAAAAAATATGTCTGATAGATATTGTTTACAGATGGTGAGTTGTGGTGATAGTTGCTGCAGTACCGATAACGGTAACTGTGGTTCAACAGCAGAAAACGTATATTCTACGGAAGAGACTGTATGCGGTAAATGGATTGATGGTAAGCCGATTTATCGGAAGGTAATTCCTGGGAAACTTGCTATTGACAGTGGCGATTCACTTGTATTTGCAAATGTCTCTGAACTTAAGATTGATCGGGTAATCAACCTGTATGGAAACATGAGTGACAAATTAAACGCATACCAAGTAGTGTTGCAGGCATCCTATAATCGAGAAAAATACTTATCTGCAGCAGCAAATATGTTTTATTGTAATGCTACTGGTATCATAGAATACCATTACTTTAGCAATAATGGACAATACTCAGGAGGTACAGCCTATGTTATCATTGAGTACACTAAAAAATAACGCCCCCTGCAGTTGCTGGGTGCAAGCATGATGGCTGCAATCTTCTGAAATTGGCATTTATATGGATTTTGACCAGAAGGCTATTAAAAAAACAAAAGCGAGGTAAATTATATGTGCGAAGATAAAAAGAGTTGTATTACAATTAACTGTGGGTGTTGTAGTAATGGTAATAGCAATGGTAATAGTAATAGCAATGGTAATGGCAATGATAGCACACCAGTTGGAACCGTAATTTCGTATATGGGAACAAGTGCTCCCGAGCATTACTTCATATGCGACGGAACTATTTATAATATTGCTGATTACAAAGATTTTTCACAATTCATTAGAGATCAATTTGGTTCTTATAATTTTTTCGGAGGTGACGGAACTACAACCTTTGCCGTACCTGATTTAAGAAACGAATTTTTAAGAGGTTATCATGGAGATAAAACAGAAAAACTTTCAGGTGATATAGGTATACATCAGAAAGCAACAAATCATTTAGGCCTAATGGCATACGGAGGCTCCACCCGATTACTTCAAAGTAGGTCAGTTGATTCGAATACAACAGAAACACAGACCGAAGTAGATAGTTATCGTTTGGGAGTCAACTGGAGAAACTATGGTCAAAGTGCTGTAGGAAATGATACTGGAGGTGTAGGTACATATACGTCTCGCCCAACCAATACAGCAGTTCTTTATTGTATTAAATACGAATAAAGCATTACTGATAGTGCATCAAGCAAGACACTACAGTAACGGCTTAACTTTTACGGCTGCCAGGTGCAACAGCTTGGCAGCTGATTAGCCCGGTTCATACTCTCCCAAGACATTTTCCGGGTATTTAAAGCATCTGGCATAGCTGGGTGCTTTTCTTCATGTATGCATTGACAAAGAAAGAACGTGTGTTCTATAATGATTGTACAAAACAAGTTCTTTATTTTTGGAATATCTTTCCAGTAGACCTGTGATATAATAGAGAAAAATGTCGAAACGGGGGATATGAAATGGCTCAGTTATAGAAATTTAATATTAATGCGCAAATTTATAATGTCTATGATAAGCCGGAGTTAGAGCAAGTGATTTTAAATGAGGTTTTTGAACGAATTGATAGTAATCAAGTATATATTGGTTCGTATAAAAATGATGATGGCGAAGATATGGAATATCGTTATAAGTTTTGCGACATAATTAAAGATTATGAAAATAGAAATATAGTAGGTAGATTAGTAAAGATTTACGACGGAGAAGCACAGAGTTATGATGCTGAAGAAGATACTGTTTCTACTGTATGGGAAGAAGATCGAGCAGCAAGCAGTACTTTTTGTTTTGACTTGGTTACAGAAGAAATAGCTTTTATTACGCGTCAGGGGTTAAAATATAGGCAATTTAATAAATATTTTAAATTATTAGTGGAAAAATATTTTCCAGAGGATACCTTTGAAATTTATCTAGAAAATAATATAGGTGAGTTAAAAAAGAAAATTTCAAGAATGAAGAGAATACTAAGTATTGAATCAATAATCGTACCTCCTAATGCTAATGAATCAGAGTACGATGTTCTTTTTGGGGCAACTAAGGAGGAAGTTCGTGAAAGTGGAGCTACGGTTTACAAACAGGCATTAGAAATGCAGGTAAAAGGCGGTAAGTCGTTGAATCTAAACACAGGAATTATTGGAAGGATGTTTTACGCAGTATCAAAAGGATACGGAGAGCTGGTTGCTAAAGGCAGGGATCACTCTAATACTAATATGACGGTAACTAGTTATGAAGATGCTCCATATACATTACCAATTCCGGAAAAAGAAAAGGATGCATTAATCGCTTTTAGGGAAAGGGCCCTTCCTGCAATTACCCAGTTAGTGTTGGATAAGCAACAGCGCACATTAGAAATGGCTGGTGATTTTGATGAAGAAAATGAGGGAGACCAAAGTTAGGCGAGTAGAAGACTATTTTTCAAGTAAAGAATCTGGATTTTTAAGATTAAATAAAAGCTCGAAGAAGTGGAAAGAATTATATAATCAACCAGAATCAAAATGGACAATTTTTTTGAGTTTTATTATGTCCGGTGTTTTATTGATTGTATATCGAAATACATCCTTTGATGTTTTTAACGAAATGCTTGTTAACATTTTAGAGATATTAATTGGCTCATCTGTTGGATTGCTCGGGTTTATAATTAGCGGATTAGCAATTTTTACAGGAACAATAACGTCAAAGCTCATTAAAAATGTAGATGACGACGAGAAGTTTGCAAGTATTATGGGTATTTTATTTAGTTTCTATTTTATTGGAGCGTTTATAGGAATATCGGTTATATTATATATCATTGTTTACTTCTTCTTATGGTCTGAGTTAATATTTAATCTACGGTTATTTACGGCCATGTCTTTAATAGTATCATATTTTTTTATTTTCAGTATTTTATATTCAGTATCATTGCTAGGAACTTGTCTTAGGCTGTTTTTAGTAAGTTATAAATACTCTGATGAAAATATAAAAAATGAAGAAAACAAGAAAGAATAAGTTATGAGGCACCCATCCGGTGTCTCTTTCTTCTTTTTTAAAACACCTGTCGAAATTTGGTCGATGGGTGTTTTCTTTTACGAAATATTAGTATATAATAAAGGAAATTATAATTGGGGGATATAAATGATTAAGTGGATAATGGAAAACAAAATAAAAGTTATCTTATGCGTAATACTTTTACTAGTTGTGGTGCCAACGGTAATTTACTTTTTATCAACGCTGCCGGTTCTTCCACCAGGAGGAAACAATGACTGGGCTGGTTTTTGGGGAGGGTATTTAGGAGCTATTGTTGGTGGATTATTTACATTGATTGTTTTATTATATACTGTATCATACAATGAAAAAGATAAAAGGCTTGAGATGAGCAAGGCGGTAATAAAATTAGCATCAACATATAATTTTCAAATAGCAAGTGTTATCAAGGTCAGTGATAAGTATGTACAGAGTTTTAGCCAAGAAGACAATACGGAAATGATGCATGCATGCAATATGGTAGGAAATGCATCAGAGGAACTTTTGCTCTCTATGTTGATCTATGAAAGGCAATATCCTCAATTAAAAACAATCGTTCAAAAACACGAAGAGATACATTGGGATTATATGCAGCTTATTCGGTTTATAGATTCAGAGGCGGAAGATATATTTGAAGATGATATAGATAAACTGAAGAAGCCTTATGAGGATAAAAGAGATGAGATCTTTAGGAAAGTCAAAGAATTTAATAATGTGATAGCTGCAACATTAACAGAGATTATATAATTAACTGGAGTGTTCAAATATAAAAATAGCAACTTTCCCAGAGGCGGTCAATCCCGTCTCTTTTTTTGATAACAATACATCACTGAGAAAGCACCTGTCGAAATTTGGACGAAGAGTTTTTTTATTCCTACCTTATTAAATATAAATACGTATTATACGTAATAAAACCTTGACAGATGGTTGGTATCAAGTAAATCAGGTAGGCTCTCATCACCAATACAAACACCCTTTAAAAACTGGAAAAGTTACGATACCAGAATATAAAGGGAAAGATATAAACCCATCGGTTGTAAAGTCAATACTTAAGCAGGCAGGGCTATAAAAAGCCCTGATTCCTGCGATATAAAACGGATAATATGAAAAAGGAGGAAATCATGAAATTAGCATATCCAGCAGTATTTACACCATATGAAGATAAAAGTGGTGGTTATGTTGTTGAGTTTCCGGACTTACCGGGCTGTGTAACCGGCGGTGATGATATGGCAGAAGCCATCTTCATGGCAGAAGATGCTGCCAGCGGTTGGCTATTAACGGAACTGGAAGAAGGACATAAAATCCCGGAAGCTTCAAATTTCGCAGCAATAAAAACAGATGGTGAACAGTTTGTGAATCTGATCGCATTAGATATGGATTCCTATGTAGCTAAGTATGGAAGTAAGGCGATAAAGAAAACCCTTACAATCCCCGCTTGGCTTAACACCTATGCAGAAGATAATAATATAAGCTGTTCAGCTGTTTTGCAGGAAGCACTAAGTAAAATGGCACAGTCCTCAATTCAGTAGTAAATAGACCTCATTTCGGGCGCTCAGTTATCTGGGCGCTTTTTATTATAAAAAAGCTAGATTGGAAGGTGAGGTGATGGCAAACAATGAAAACTTAGTGCCTTTTAGTAAACGAAGCGTGAGCGAAGCAAGAGAATGTGGCAGAAAAGGTGGAAAAGCCTCTGGTGAAGCCAGACGGAAAAAAGCAGACTTCCGCAGGACTCTGAATGCCCTTCTCACTGCTGAGATAGATAGTCCTGAATGGTCTCCGGTCCTTGAAGCCCTGGGCCTTGATAGTACCCTGGAATCGGCGGTAAATGCCGCTATGATCAAAGAGGCTCTTTCTGGAAATGTAAAAGCCTATGAAGCCATTGCCCAGTACTCCGGACAGTCTGAGAAGACAGACACGGATCAGGAAGAACAGCAGCTGCGAATGGCAGCGTCTAAGGCTAAGATGGGCGTTGATGAAGAGGAAGAAGTGGAGGACGACGGCTTCCTAGATGCGTTAAATGGAACGGCTGCAACAGATTGGGAGGATTGGGAAGAAAATGAGGATGAAGAGGAAGAAGAGACCGATATGTAAGTTTCAACCCTTTTCTCGCAAGCAAAGAATGGTATTGAACTGGTGGACGAAGAATTCTGCAGTTAAGGACATGGATGGGATTATTGCTGATGGTGCTATCCGATCAGGCAAGACGGTTTCCATGTCATTATCATACGTCATGTGGGCTATGAGCTCCTTTGATGGACAGAATTTCATAATGGCAGGAAAAACGATCAGTTCCTTTCAACGTAACGTACTTACAACGTTAAGAACAATGCTAAGCAGCCGAGGATATAAACATGTTTATCACTTAGC